AACTTGTGAAACGTTGTCACCTTGCCACCACTCCGACATATTTGCATAATTACGTGTGGACGTAAATGTTTTGCTTAGTGTATAGTTCTTTTTTGTACACGAGGGGTCAACATCTTCAGGAACTCCTTCTCTGGTAAACTGAATACTCATTTGTATTCTAGTTCCAGCAGGAACATCATAAACACTAAATGCTGTTGTAGAACCTGATACATTTGTTCCTGAAAAAAGAGGATAAGCCACAACAGGATAATCGTCTGTTTGACCTCTTGCTGATGATTTATATGGGCCTGTACTAATTATTGCATCTGTACCAGCTTCTGCTACAAAGTTAGATGCGTTTATTTTCATATAAGTACCTCCAAAAACTTCAACCTCAGCACCTGCAGCATCATAAATTTTTATAAATCCTGAAGCCTGATTTTCTTTTTCTAATACTGTAGCATATACACAAGAATTTCTTACACCTGTTGAATCTGCTTTTACAATTAGTCTATCTCCCGCTTCTACTTTTGCTGCATTTTCTCCATCTAATAAAAAGTAACTGGAATTTGTTCCTGATTCACTGTAAACTATATTACTATAAATAGTTTGATAATTTGTAGCAGTTGGTTTTATTACAAATTTATATTTTGTTGCCCAAGTAGGTGCGTATTGAGTGTTAGGTATTTCAACTTGTATATAGTTTCTTTTATTAGATACACCACAAGGAAGGTTGACTGCATTTAGTGGGCTTACCTGAGCGGTAGATGCTCTATTAAAATCATCCATGTAAACCATTCCAATTTCATAACCTCTATTACTATGTAAACTTTCAATAGTTGGTGAAGTTTGTGCAGTCACAGTAGCACTTGAATATCTAAAATATGCAATCATAGGAGTTACTCCTGATACGCTATAAATTGCAGCGTTTAATTGTATTTGTATTTTTTTAGAAGATGGCCCATCTATACTAAGACCTAAAGGCTCTCCTTTAGCAGGAGCTATAGCAGTAGCGGATGTTCTTCCTGTTTGAACTAAAGTATTATAATTAGCATCAAAAGATGCAGGTATAGTTCTGTTAAATAAATCGGTTAGTGTGTTGCCGTTCCCAGCATTAGCCACTGTTTGTATAGAAGTAGCTGTCCCTATTTTTTCTTGAAAGTCTGTGTCAGTTGCTAAATCATATACAGTCTGATATGTTTTAATTAGTGTATAACTCCAAGTTAAATATATAATATCGTTGAAAGGAACAGCCGCTGGCCCTGATGAAATATGGTCTGCAGCATAAGCAAGACCAAATGAAAATGTTAAAGTTGTACCTGCTACTAATTGAGAAGCAATTTGTTGTCCCGTAATAGGGCTTACACGTGCTTCTAATAAAGATAAATCAAATGTTATTTCACTATCGTCTACATTTTGAGTGTGTCCAGTTGCAGGTGTAAAATCTATTGTATATGTTTCACCTAAAGTAAAATCATCTGGCAATGTAGTATAGTTTATATCTTCAGATTTTAACGTAGATATAAAAGTAAAATCTACTTTTCCTTTTGAAGATACTAAGTCATACCCTTCAGTGTAATTTCCATAAACTAATCTATTACCCATTAAAGTTTGAGCTTTAGCAAGCTGAGGAACATTATCGTACGTTCTTAATATTTCAGAATCAGGAAGAACAGTAAATATTTTACGTTCAGTAAAAGCTATGGTTCTGTTTTGATTATCTGTAAATCCTAATTGCTTTTTATTAAATGTTTCTACAATTTTTATAGAACTAGAATTAGCTTCTTTAAATACTATTTGAATATCTGTTACTTTAGAACTACCTGTATTAAAAGTTATATTACAAGCATTTAAGGTATTTACCATACCTTCATTTAAATAACTATTAGAACTAAAATCAAATTGTCCCGGCTGAAAAGAAGGTTCAGAAAACTGTGATATTGCTGAATATTCATTGTTTTCATATTTATATCTATATGCAAAACAAATAAATTTGTCTTCTAAAAATGTATCTACTTTACCAGTAACATTAAAAGGTTGTATTGTAGGAGCACTAGTTGGTGGTTTTTTAATAACTAATATATCATCTTGGTTAAAACCATCTGTTAACACACCTGGCTGTGGGTCACCATAATTTTCATTAATATTAATTACTCTTGGCGGGTTTGTATTGTCAGTAAAGAATAAAAGATTTTCAATCTTATTTACACCTGTTATTAAAAAGTTTGGATTAAAATTTAAAGTAGTGTTTATACCGCCTCCGTTATCTATACTTATAACGTGATATATAAGCTCACCTGTTTCTACATCATACGAAACAATTAAATCAAGTTTACCTGTTGCTCCTTGAGTAAACGCAGGGTCGTGTACAAACCAATAAATTACTAGCTGTGCTCCATCCTCAAATGCACCAATACATTTTGCTTGAGAACTTAGTTTAGTTCCATCTACGTATTGAAGCTCTGTTAAAGGAATGTTTCCTTTTGCATTTTCAACAGCACCTATTTCTGATTCTTCAGTAGAACCAAGCCTTACATTCAAAGCATCTACATACTCTCCATTCGGGACAAGCCTTTCATCAAGGCTTTTGTTCATACGGCCCGCTATAAAATTTCTTTGAATGTTTGCCATTTTATTTTAGCCACTTATTCTCACCTCTAAGATTCATAAGCAATCTACTTGGGTGAATGTTACTTAATCTGATTTTAGCATTTCTTAATAAAGCTTGTTTGTTTTTCCTTGCTCTATTAATAATATACTCTTGCACTCCAAATTTACTATTTAAAATAGCATATTGTATGTAAGCGTATATATAATCTTCAAATAATTTATTTACACTTATTTGTGTGTCATCTCCGTTTTCCATACCATCAGAGATATACTGCAATACACATTGCTGATTTGCCATTGTAGAATCAAAATTAATAACACCAGCTTTTTTATCAATAGTAAACGTGGGGTTTATATTAGCTGTTTCAGTATTTAAACCATATCTTGCTCCTATCTTGTAATTATATAAGTCATTATCATAATAATACACATTAGGATTTACATTTTCATCAACCTCATCATTTAAATAAATACTTTTTAGTGAGCCATCTTTTCTTTCTGTATCAAGAGTTGATTCTTTTATTGTTGCATTATTATCTCCATCATAAGTAAATGTAGATGTTCCTGATTGCACAAAAGAAGTAGCTGACTGTACTTGAATATTTTCAGTGAGTTCTCTTAAAACATTATTTTTTAGCAAATATAACTTAACCCAGTTTACATAATCAGGTGGTAATACAAATCTTAAGTCATCATATACTGTAAGCTCTAAAGCTTTTATTTCTTTAAATGCGTCATAATTTAATTCCTGAATACCTCGTTTAGCGTGAAATAATATTTTGTATCTATTTGTATTATTAATTAACTCGTGGTTTCCAGCATACATTAATTGAAAATTATTAACTATATCTGCTAGACTAACATATTGATATGACCCCCAATTAGCATCTGTTGGATTTACACCATCGTTTGTATAATATTTTTTTTGATTTATATATGTCATAATTATATATTAGATTGATTTTGTTGTTGCTCTTCTATTTGTCCAAACTGAAATACATCAGCTTCTCTTATCGATATACCTGCATACTGTAATATCTTTGCTACTAAGTTATTCGCATCATCAATTGGTAATTCAAAATCCTGATAATCATTTTGCGTCTGGTCAAAAAGCGGCTCGCCTCCATAAAGAGTAACATAAGTCCACTTAGGGTCTCTAGGGTATCTTATGTATTGTGCTTGCACATCATTCAATCCATTGAATGTATTTGGGTAGATTGTTATCTCATCAGCTTCTTGCGTATACGCAGGAAACGTAGTTGATGGTGAAGTTAACAAAGAACTATTTAGCATAGTTATTTTACTATGTGTTACTTTTTCTGCTTCACCTTTTAATGAACCTCCAGAAAAACATAACACTTTATTAAGTAAATAATAATCCGAACCCGTTGTAGATTGTGATGGTAAGAAAAAAACATTTTGAGTTTTTTGTGTTAAAAAAGATGTAACTGAAAATGTATCTATAACTTCCTCGTATCCTTTCTTTAAATCAGCATATCCCGTTCCAGACACTCTTGCGTTTTCTTCGTTTATCTGAGTGTTATATCTTATAAAATATTCATCGAATAAATCTAGTTGCGCTTGTTTTGCAAATAAGTTAAAATCACTAGGTGATATATACCCATAGTTATTTTTATTTATAATTGCAAGTACAGTATTTCTTACAGAATTTATCATTTGAAAATGTTTATACAAAGATAAACAAAATAAAAAAGCACCCTGAAATTGGGTGCTTTCTCGCTGTCGATAGTAAAGGAAGGATAATCGTTAAGCAACTGCGATTCCACTCACAGCATAAGGTAAGTTACTTACCGTATAAGCTGGGTTTGTCCATGAAGTTGCTAATGCAGCAACGACTGCATCTTGTATTGCATCTCTTTCTGTCTCATCTCCTGCTCCTGCAGTAGCGTGAGTTATAGTAACAATTTTACCACCACCATAAGTAATTGTTACTGTAGTAGTTGAAGCTTGTTCTATTAACACAATATCACTAATAGCTACCAATTGGTTTTGCTCATTAGTTACTGGAATATTTAAAAATTTTTGCATTGTAAAAAAATTAATAGTTAAACGTTACGCAAAGTTACGAATTTTTTGCAAGCGTTTTTAAGTGCTTGTAAGATTCAAGGCCTTCGTCACTTTGAAAGAATGATGCAATAATAAACATAGGGTCTTCTCCGTATGGAATATTACACATTTTCTTTTTATTAGATGGAGTGTTATACCATACCTCTTTGTTTTTATTTCTTAATTGCAACAAGTTCTTATCAATCATTGTCTGAATTGTTGCATTTAACTTAAGCATAGGGTCTTTTAACAACATTAAAAATCCTTTAGGGTCTCTTTTTGCAAACACTAAAATATCTCTTCTAAGCTCTGCTGTACTTACAGTAGTAACATCTCTTTGAAATAATACTCTAGCTACGTTTTCAACTTGTTCTACATCGAGCTGTCTTGCTTCAATAAGAGCATCTACTTCTGCATTTAAGTTGTCTACTAAATCTTGAGCTTCTTTCTTTTTATTTATCTCTGTAAATATTGTTCCGTTACCAGGATGATAACTTAAAAACTTTTGTAATACTTGATTTGTTCTAGGAACAAATAAAAAACCATCTTCAAATACAATAGGTTCTAGTATAGCATTATCATCTTGCTCATCTTGAAAAGGAGAGTTTTGGTTTCTTGCATATCTCAGTGGTCTGTTTACTCCTGTATCTTCATCAAAATATAATAAAGGCACACGATTCGTGTGTCTTGATGCTAATATTAATGATAAAGGAGCTACCTCTCTTGTGAGTTTGTATGCTTTATCTTCTAAATTTATTTTAGGTTTTGTGGATTTTACTTTAACAGTATCCACTTTTTTTGTGGAAGTTTTATCTTTTTTCATTTGATTTAATTTAATTTAAAATTTAAAAAAGGGGCACATTGCTGTACCCCTTTGAATTAATTATTACTGATTGAATATAAAGAAGTTGTTTGCACCTAATGTACATACAGCTCTTTCACTCAAGAAGTTAACTTGCATGTTATCAATATCAGAAGTTGCTGCACCACCAGCTGAACCAGTAATCCAAGTTTTATATCTTCTGTCTTCAGTTTCTGAAGCTCTATATCTTACATGTAAGAAAGGTCTCTTAGCGTTCTTACCAAGAATTTGGTCGTATACGCTAGTTGAACCTGCTGGTACTAGTAAACCATTTACTTTACCTGAACCAGTATTTGTTGGTAAATCCCCTCTCATTGTAGGGTCGTTTAGGTATTTCCAGTCAGTTTTGTAGAAGTCGTAACCTCTTCTGAATCCAGAGAATCCTAAGTTTAATGCCATTTCTTCGTCATTGTCAAATAGACCGTATGAAGTACCACCAGCACCGTAAGAGTTCTGAGCAGCTAACATATCGTCAATGTCAAATGCGAATTGTCTGTCAACGAATAATACGTTTTCTTCAATAGCACCTTGCTTATCTAATCTACTAATAATAGAATCAAAGTCAGCTAGAGTTGTTGGGTTACCACCACTCCAGATGTTTCCTCTTTGCTCTACTGCGTAGAATATACCATCAGAACCAGCACCTGGGTTAGCAGCTGCACCTGAGCTACCTAAAATTGCCGCAGCACCAGAGTTTTGCTCAGCTGGTACAGCTTCAATCATTGCTGTTTCTAAATAATCGTCGAATCTAAGTCTAGTTTCGTGCTCAGACTTTAAGTACCATAGGTAACCTGTAGCTCCATCTTCAGTAGTAACTTCTACCCATCCGATTTGTGCCATATCAGAACCAGACACGTTGTAAGTATCTTTGATGATAATTGGCTTGTTATCGAAAATTAAGTCGTTAGCTTCTAAAGAACCTACCATACCTGCAGTTCCTTTTTTAAATTCTGAACCGTAAATGAATACTGTAACATCTGCGTTACCTACAGCCGTACCTGCAGTTACTAAACCGCCGCCTTCGTAAAAGTCAGCTGTAAACTGTCCTCTACCACCAGCAGTGTTATCTACTGCACTTACAACCGCTTTGTTCATACCTGAACCATCATTTTGAACAACCACAATAGTTTGTCCAACTCTGATTACTTGCTCAGCAGTTGCTGGGTCTAATACGTCATTTACTTGAAATACTGCTTGGTCAGCAAATTGTGCTGCTGCAGTTCCTACACTTGTATATTTTGTGTGTAACCTACCTTGCTCAGCCCATTTAATAAGGTCTGAATTTGTAGGCATCTCCGCTCCTACCATTCTTAAGAATGAAGAAATCGTTCTATTACCATATCTCTCAAATTCTTTTTCGTAAGTATCAGGTAGATACTGGTTTAAGAAATCAAAGTTGATAATATAGTTTTGAGCTGTTGGAGTTCTTTCTGAACTCGGGGTCAACGCGAATGTTGGCGTTGCCGCTACTTGTCCTGCCATAATTATATATTTTTATTATTATTTAACTTTTTTTAATACTCTTAATTCTCAATCCCTTGCTTGATGGCTGAGAGACTGATTTAACTTGAAAACCTGATTTAACAGAAACCTCTGGTGCACTACGCTCTGTCATGTCGACATTTTTTGTTTTACGTATTACATCATCAGTTGCCTGTGATTTACCCTGTTCGTAAAAGAACTGAGCAAACTTCTCAGGATTCATTGCGATAGCTAAAGCTTTGTGGTATCCTTCTGCATCTTTTATATACCCATTAGAGTCCAAATACTTATTTACAAAGTTAAGTGGAGTCTCTTGAGCTTTTTTAAGTTCAGAAGCACTACCAGGCGCATATACTATGTCGTTGTCT